CCAAACCAAGGATTTTTACTTACCCAAGCTTTAGCTTTTACACTAGGCTCAATTTCTTTTGGTGCAGGTTGTGGTGTTTCAGATTGAAAGTTTGGTACAGGTTTCTCTTCTACTGGCTTTTCATTTTCAGCTTGTTTTGCTTTTAATGACATTTCAGCTCTTTGTCTTTGCAAAACAACATCAGTTAATTTAGCTTGTATCTCTGCTTGTTTTTTAAAGTCTTGAGCTTGATAAGCTTCTTGTAATAAATTTTGTAAAGATTTTTCTTCTGCTTGAGCTCTTTGTTTAAACTCTGTAATGTATGATTCGTCTAAAGTATTCTTTTGAGTTTTAAGATCTTCGTTTTCTTTTTTTACAGATTGAGCATATTGTAAAGCAGCCTCGGCTTTCCTTTCCTCTTCTCTCCATTTTTTTGTTAAATCATTTATTCTAGTCTGAACTTTATTAGAATACTCGTCATGTTCTTTAGATTCTTTCTTTGGCTCTTCAGCAGGAGCTGCCTCTTGAGTTACTTGAACATCAGACTCTTTTTTCTCTTCCTCTTTTACTTCGACATCAACAGACTCTCCTGAAGTGTCTAGAGGAACCATTTTATTATTTTCATTGTTTGGTTGTGGTTGCATAGGTTTCTCCATTTTATAATATGTTACGTGGTAAGATATCTCTAGGATCTCTTACCTTTGCCATTATTTCGTCATCATTGACTATACGTAGCTCACCACCATCAATCTTGATTCTAGCACCTGCGTACTTGGCAATGAGAACCCAGTCATCAACTTTACAAAAAGGACCACTAGGAAACTTGGATTTGTCTAGATAGCAATCGCTACCAACTTTTAAAACTTTACAAATGTTTGTAGATATCTGAGATTCTTCTACAGTTTGATCTGTCAAATGAATTCCAGATGATGTTTTGTTATCTAATTTTAATGGAAATAATACTATTTTGTACCCACAAGGCTCTGGCACTTTTTCTAATTCGCTTTTTGCTTTTGCAGCAGCTTTACCATCCCAAATATGTTTAGGGACAATAAGTTTTGGTTTAGTCGTCATCTTCTAGCTCCGTTTTCTTTAGCAGGTCCGTGAGTTCCTGTATCTCATTTTTTAATGCTGCATTCTTACCCGTCAAATATTTATAATCTGACCAGTCTTTACACAGTCCACTGGTTATAGACTCTTCAACCGCCTTTTGTCTATCAATTAATTGTTTTTTATAAGCTGTAAAAAAATTTTCTAACCGCATGATTTCATTTTATCAGACAATTTTTTACATCGATTTGGTGTTTGTTTATTCCACCTGGAATCGAGCATCTCATAACTTGCGCCGATAAAATTGTCTTCCTGCAGGCATTTCCACATATTCTTAAACTTAGCAACGCCTGTTTTACCAAGTTGAAAGCACATCTCCGTTAAGACGTGTTGAGCTTGTTCCGGCACTTCATCAATGCCGTTTTCTATTAATAATTGTTTCATTTGAGCTACAGCTCTGCTTAAATCTTTATCAAACACTGATTGTAAATCTTTTTCAGTATATTCTACTCCTGGTTCAAATGGATCACCTTGAACAACTTTATGGCCCCAGCCTATTGTGTCAAACCCTTCAGTATCTTGATAAATTTTATTTCTAAATCCTTCACTTAATTTTACTGAGTTTGATAGATCTTCGTAACTCATTACTTCTTTTTAAATAATCCTATTGCACTAGATCCCGCCTTGATGCCGAAGCTGGCAGATATCGCAATGTACAACAAATTATGATAATACGACGGCAGGTCCTGCAGTGCGAGGAAGCCACGATGCACATGTTCTTGTAAGGGCGTGAATACTAAAACTGCTGGAAGTAGTAGGACAATTAATGCTACCTCATCTTTCCAGCTTCCTTTCATTTGATCAACTGCACTTTGCTCCCATGCAACTTTACCGGCAATTTGATCTTCTTTAAGTTTCTGCGTAGCTTTAATTTCAGTAAGTTTTAATTCTTGCTTTGCTTTTTTTGTTTCGACAAAACCCTTGACGCCATCAGCGACGACGCCAAGAAGGGGCTTTGCTAGTAGTTGCCATACCATAAAATCTTTTTATATTGCTCCAATAATTATGATTACAATTATAGCTACTATTGCAGCTTTAATCCAATCTTTCATACTCCAATCTGACCATTCTTTAAGATGTGACCAGAGATCTTGCAAAAGTTTCATAGAAACCTCCTTGTTTGCAAAGTTTATACTATTTTACGCCTTTAAAAGCTACTTTTTTTATTTGCATATTGCTTGTTTGACCTTTTGGCCCAGAACCTTTGTTATCTTTAACAACAAAAGGTGAGTAAACAATAGCAGCATCAGAACCCACTTTTAAAGTAGGAAAAGGATTTTTGCTTTTTACGACTTCTGTTTTTGTTTTTTTAAACATGTTGACCCCTAGTGTACAGTTGGTTTTAAATTTTTAAGAATGACCTCTTTATCAGACTCATACATGATTTTACCATCACTTCCCATTTTTTGCAAATATATCATTTTAGCTGTTACCAGCATCATTGATGCGATTAACATTCTATCCTCATCATTTACGTGACTACCAAAAGCATAGTTTATTAAATCGTCAGTTATGACGTTCATTTTTTCAGAATTATTAGTTGGTAATGTCATATCTTATTTATGATGACATATCAAAATTTATCAAGTTATTTTTTCTTTCTCTTCTTTTTCCCAGCTTTTGAAAGGGCTATTGCAACTGCTTGTTTCATAGGTTTACCCTCTTTTTTTAACATTTTAATATTTTTTGAAATAGTTTTTTGAGATTTACCTTCTTTGAGCGGCATTTAATTTTCTCATTTGAATATTATTACGCTGAGCAGCTAATTCTGCGGTTTGCTGTAGTTTTGCAGCATCAACTTGAGCTTTTTGTTCTAATTTTGCTATATCTAGCTCTATTTTAGCCATTTTTGCCATAGATTCAGTCTCAACTCTTTGCTTTTCTATGCCAATTTCTTCTTTTTTAAGTTCAACTAATGGATCTTCACCGCCACCTTCTAAATATTCTTGCTCTTCAGCTACAATTTGAGACATTAATTCAGCTTCTACCTGTGCAATTTGCTCATTTAATAGATTATTAAGCTCATTTTGAACAAGTTGAGGTATTTGACCACCAAATTGTTGAGCAATTTGCTCCATCTTTTCTTTATTTTTCTCTAAAACGTTTTGTGTAGCTAATTGTGATACGTGCTGCAATACGTGAGCCGTCATGTTTGTCATTACATCAGGCATAGTTCTCACTAAAACTGATGATAAAAATGCTCTATGTGCAGAAATGTGCGAAACGTGATCTTGCTGTGGAAATGCTTGGGCAGTTTTTTTCATAAGTAATTCAGAATTTTCTGTAACAGGATCTTTCGGTGCTGGTTGAGCTGGGGGAGGTAATATTGCATCAATATTTTGCACTCCTAAAGCTTGATACATTCTTCTGTAAGCCTCGTATGGATTGTGAATTTGTGGATTAGATTGTGCAAGCTGTAATTGAGCTTGAGCCAATTGAATTCTTTGTGACATAGAAAAAATATTGGGGTCACTAATTGGAATAATATCAACTCTATCATCAAAATCTGTTGTTTTAATTACTCTAGGTCCGCCAGTTACGTTATAAGGATATTCTGGCGGAAGATATAATTGGAATACTCTTGCTAATAATCTGAATTCTATTTTTTGTGCATAGTGCATTCTTTTGTGAATAGCACTCATTACTTTAGTGCCCTGTTCAATCATTGCCATTGTTGTTCCAACAGGGTTGGCATTATTTGAATCAGATATTTTTGCGTCAGCTACAGCTGCAAATCTTTTACCAGCATCAACACAAAAACCGAGTAACATGAATAAAGTTTGACTTGGTTCTTTATATGGTAAAGGCACAAAGTTTTGTCTTAAATCTCCTCCAGGAGCATCTACATCTCTAAATTCACCTGGTTGTAAAGGATTATCGTCATCACGAATTCTTAAACCTCTAGCTTTGAAACCTGCTGGTAGATTTGATAAAGTACCTGCATCTATTAATTGTCTTAAGGCAGATGTTGCAGTTCTAGATAATCCCCCTAGCATATGAATTAAACCAAAACCATAAAAACCTAGACCAGGTAAAAAACGATAGTGAACAAAGTATTGAATTTTTTTCTTTAACGGATCTTCAGCTTTATAATTTCTGTAAATAGATAAAACTTTACCTGAGCCCTCATCAATTGTTACTATGTAGGGTAGTTTAATTCCAGTTGGCATACCATCAAGTCCAACATCTTCAAATCCTGGTACTTCCAAATCACAATGCATTTCGAGAAGTGTACATTCGTCATCATAAAGACTTTGCTCATTAGAAGATACACCTTCTAATTGATCATACTTATCTGAAATTCTATTATCTTTTGGAGTTGTAGGTTTTAATTCTACATCTCTATAAAAACCATTTATTTGACTTTTTCTAACTTCATTTTTATTTTGTTTTAAAACATGTGTTATTCTTGGTGCAGTTTCTAAATCTGAACTATGATATGGTACAACTAGATCTTCGACAGGAATAAACTTTGCAACAGCTCTTCCTAAATTTGCATCATAATAAACTTTTTTAAATGATGATCCTGCAAGTGCTAAGAAAAAAAGCATTTGATCCATATCCGGATCGTATTCTTCCATGACTGAGGTAATCTGGTAGTTCATGAAATCTTTTACTCTTTTTGCCTGGTCTTCAGTCTGAGGGTTTTGAGCTCCGACTATGTTGCACTTTACAGGACCACCGGGAGGAAGTAACTCTTTGTAAGCTTGAGCTTGGAATTGAGTTACTGATTCTGCGAGCAATGGGTGAGTTACACCACTTGCTCCTTGAAATGGTTGAGAACGATCTTCGTATTTAAAACCTAAAAGGTCTAATCCTTCAGTATATCCTTGCTCCCAATCTTTTCTTGTTTCTTTATCTGAATTATAATCTGAAATTAAATCTGATGATATATTTTCTAAGTCCTCTTCTTTGACATACTCTGCTAGGTTTGAGTCATGTGTTGCTGGCTGCATCATCTGTGGACCGATAACCGCTCCACCATCTTCTAACATTTCTACACCCTCTGGCAAAGGTTCTCCATCAATATCTATACTGATAGGGCTGCTAGCAAATTTATCTACTATTGGATTATCTTCAGGATTTATTTTTTTATCTATAGCCATTATACGCTTTCAAAGAATATTTCGATGTCAATTAAAGGATCTTCCTTTGACGACTTTGTTTTACCACCCTTTTTGAATTGAGGAAAGCCTATTCTCTTGAATAGCTCAGGATCAAAGGTATCAGACTTTTTTAAGTCTACATAAGGCATGTTTATTAATATCAGCTGACCATTTGGACCCTCTCTTACATAATCTTCTAAACCAGGATAATTTCCGCTATTAATGTAATCCCTGTACTTTCTAGCAGTGCCTTCCATCATTCCATATTCGGTATCTCTATTTGGAAAAACATATCTACCATCATTTTTTATTTTAAGTGTAGCCATTTGTGCTTGCTCTTCTGTAAGGCCTAATTGTTTTGCTCTTTTAGTTATATCTTTATTTAATCTCTCAATAAACTTAACAGTTTGTTTATTATAGATTGTTTTGAATCCTTTATAATTATCTTTGTCTGCTTGTTCGTATACAGAAACAACTTCTCCTGGCACCCAACCCACAAACGAATCACCTTTAATAATAGCATTCTCAATGTTATCTTTTAAAACTTGTTTAACCCAAAACTGTTGACCTCCTGAAAATGGATAGAAATTTTTACTAGCGTCATTTATTGAATCAGGAAAAGTTATATCTTTACCTTTTAAATTTCTGTGAACGTCGGATTGCATTTCCATAATTACATAACCTGTCTCATTGTTCGCATCATTCATAATTTGTCTGCCTCTAGAAAATGCTATCGTATGATCGGCTGTTGGGTGACTTGAATTGTGTTGTTCTAATCTTGCATCTTGATCATATGCAGGTTTAAAATTGTGAGTTAAAACTTGATAGTCTTGCGATTGAGTTCCAGGTAAACCAATTGACATGTGTTCATTGGTAAAAACATTGTTACGAAATGTTTGACCCACTGTTCTCTGAGAATCTTCAAAAATTGTATACTGCCTGTTTGCATCTAGCATTTCTTGAGTAACATCCGACTCAAGCATTAAATCTCTTCTTTGCGTTGCTAAGTTTGTTAAAATATCAGCAGCTTTATCTCTATCTGTAACGCCCATTAATTCTTGATAACCGCTTATAAGAAGATCTTTGTATCTTTCCATAAAGTCACTAACAGGACCAGGTCTTAAAACCATTTCTAAATTTTGTATTTTGTTCAATTCAGTATTTAATACCTGAGGGAAAAGTTCTTGGTTATTACCCATAATCTTAAATGACGCTTGATTTAAATCTGATCCAGGAATGTTAAAAGCATCTAATTGACTAGGAAAGTTTAAAATTTCATCTAGTAGTTGCGCAGAAGTAATTTTTTTATCACCCTCAGTACTATTTAATCTTAATAAAACTCCAGCAAGTCCTGAGTCTCTTAATTCTAATGTTAATCCTTTTTGTGGATCTACTAATTCGTTTACCCACTGATCAATTGTTTTTTCTTCGGTGCCTGTATAATTAGATCTTATGTAGTCTTCTGTTTGATTAAACCTTGGAGCCATATTTTTGTCTCCAGAAAGATCAGGTAAATCATCTAGTGTAGGCATCATTGTTTTTTTGACCAAAGCTTTGGATTCTTTTTTCTTATCACCCATAGTCATAATACTCATGTCCGGCATATCAGTAGGAATAAATCCTCCACCAACTTTAGTTTCGCCTTGAAGGGGATCTCCTGGTGGAATTAAACCAGGTTCAAATTCTATTGGATCAGGAGGAGGGCTTCCTGTAGATATTGGTAGTTTTATATCCGGTGCTGAGAAACCACCTGGTTTACCTTCTTTTGCAATTCTATCTCTTTCTTTTGAAAGCTCTTCTGCATCAGGGCCAAGGACAATACCTCCTGGAGTTTGCCTAACATCTTGACCAAATTTATTAATCATTCCTGGTGTTGCAGCTGTAACACCCATAGCGAGTAAAGGTAACAATGCTCTTATGTCACCGACTTGATCGCTTTGTAGGTTCGGCTTTTGAATTTGTGGCAAGACATCCAAAATATTTGGATCATCTAAAACACTAGCTGCGCCTGATTGAAACTTTTTCTTTTTAGCCATTAGCTAAGTCTTGCTTTTCTAAAGCCTTTTTTAGCTGCACCTGTTCCACGGACCCCGGTACGCGAACCGCTTTTCGCTTTTACTGTTTTAGCTGAAGCTGCTGCACTTTTCATTGATTCTGTTTTATCGCCGTCTTTATCTAAATCTAAAAAATCTGGTTTAGATCCATCTTTAAATGATGTTTTTGTATTGATGATAGACCCTTCTCTTGATCCTTTCACCACTTTATTATTCTTTCCCATATTACCCCTAATAATATTCTCGCATCTGTAAAACACCAGGCTCATCCTCGTAATCCTCTGGATGCGTTATAAAGTTTCCTTGTCTAAATCTTAACAAAGCTTGAGTGGTGGAGTCAACATAATCGTCATGCTCACCAAAAGGAAAAGCAGCACATTCCTCAATAACCTCTTGCGCCCATCTCTCGTCAGGATACCATACCTGCCCTGATTCAAATAGAGGTGCTACGGCGTTTACTCTTGAATGTTTATCATTTCCTTTGCTCGGTGTAAAGTTAACAACTGGAATTCCTGTTTGACGCAATTCGTAGGTTAGCGGAAGCCCTGACGCTTTCGCCTCGACTATGACAGTTTCCGGCTCCCAATATTTATATTGCTCCATTGCTATTCTCTTGAGCTCTGGAAATTCCCATCTTCCTCTTTTCGCATCTAATAAGATGCACGCCGGTGCTCGCATATCGTCTCGGTAAAAAACTCCCCATGTAGTGATTGCCGAGTAGTCTGCTGTTTCTTTTTTAGAGTATGCTGTATCGTAGCTTTGAATTACATGTTGGAGGGGAGGAGGATCGCCTGCTTCGTATAGCTTCCACCAGTCACGTTTTATTATGGAACCTTCTTCTGATACTGGTTGCTGTTGCCATTGTGCTTGCCACTTCTGCTCGGACAGCGATGCGCGGACCGATAACAGTTCGTCCGCTTTCCAATATTCAGGCCACATAGGATTTCCTGTTTCAGGGAAGATAGCAGGGAATTCAATAATATCCCATTGATCCGCTTTTACTTCTTTTTGTGCATTAACTAATTTACCTGTAAGATCTTTTACAGACCATCTAGTCATAACCACAACTATTGCGCCGCCAGGCTGCAAACGTTGACGAGGACCTGAGGTATACCACTCATAGGCATTATCCATAGCAGTTTGACTTAGTGCGTCTTGCTCCGAATGAGGATCGTCAATAATGAGCAGATCAGCACCACGACCAGTAATGGCACCCCCAACACCAGCAGCAAAGTATTCGCCACCCATGTTGGTTTCCCAACGGCCCGCGGCCTTCGAGTCTTGTGATAGTGATATGTCTTTGAAAACATTTTTATATTCCTCCATGTCCATTAAGTTACGCACCTTTCTACCAAATCTATATGATAACTCTGCGGTGTGCGTTGTTTGAATAATTTTTAATTTAGGATTGTGTCCCATCATCCATGCAGGAAATAAGAAAGAAGCAAATTCAGATTTAGTATGTCTTGGTGGCATATTAACGATTAAACGTTTCAGCTTACCGTCTTTAATCATGTTAAATTTTTCTGCAATCTTTCTGTGGTGATATCCACCAATAAATTCTGGCCACACTGCTTTTACAAAAGATAAATAATCATCTCTTGAATGTTCAGCTGTATCTATTTCTGCTTTTCTTAATTCTAATTTTTTTATTAGATCTGCAGCTTCATCACTGGTTATTTGGTCTAAATCCATTTTCGTAACATTATAGCATATGTTTTGTTTGTGTAAATCTTACACGCTACGTTGCATATATAAATCTATAGGGGGGACGGGGGGTGGCGAGGTCATAAAGGATTATTTTTGGCAAAAAATGGTTTGGGACTCTAGATGTAGTATCTAATCTAAATAGACTAACTAAATAGGGCGATTACCTGAAGGATTATTTTAAGAAGGGAAGGTAGCATGGACAGGTATCACCTGCCCACGCTGGTAAAAAAAGTTAATGATTTATACCAAATTTATTAGCCAAATCTCTAGCTAACTCTATTCCAAAATCTTTTATTCTTGGATCGTTTTGATTTGTCATAATAAATTCAAATATCTTTCCATCTAAATAATTAGCTAATAACTGCCAATCTATTCTTTGTTCTTGAGCATTAGATAAAAAAGTATTTTGGTTTTGGTTACTAACACCACGATTTGTGGTGTTAGCTAATTCTCTTAATTGATTAATTAAATCATTAGGCATTTGCAATTCTCCCTAATTGTTCTTCAATTAAGTTTTCTTGTTCTTTATTATTCGTTACATTTTTGATCGAATAATAAGTTGATTGTTTAACAGGCATATCAACTTTCTTTTTAACAAAGAAATCTCTAACTTGTTGCATATCTGTTAAAGTTCTAGTGTGTTCACTAACTGAAAAAACATTGTTATTATGATTGAATACATAATTTTCTTTTTCAGTTAGACCTTTATTTTCGATAAGTTCGTAAACTTGTTTTTGTAATTGTTTACATTTTTTATCTGCTTGGTTTTTAATATCTTGAAACATACGATACTCAATGAGTAACTTAATTTCAAAATTATTTAGTTTTTTAGCCATGATGTAACTCCTTTAGTTTAATCGTTTAGGCTTGTATTAATTATTAATACAAATACTACTTTAGTTATAAAAAGTTATAATTCAACAAAATAATGAAAAAAAAGTATCTCATAATTGAACGACAATGAGCTTGTAGCAAGTCGCCTGTATGATTGCACCTCGGGTTTTTTGACTTTTCCCCATAATTAACGGAAGCAACTCAATCCTCTGTACCTACCTTAATCTATTAAGAACTTTAAAAAACGGCGAGGTTTGAATGTATTTTTGGCTGCATCAGGGTTGCCTGGCTGCTGCCGCTTCTGGATCAAAAATTTTTGGCTGTTTTCTGCGAAAAGAAAGGTTTAAAGGACCGGACGGTCCGGACCTCAAAACTTATCTATTAAAGGAAAAAATATACGGCGATGACTTAGTGTATTTTGGTGGGCGAGAGTACATCGCCCACCACACAAAGATTAGTTCAATGTTTGACGTTTCTTTTCGAATTCGGCTTTCATCTTGTCAACCTCCTCCTCATTCATCTTTTTAATTTCTATTGGTTCGCAACCCAATGCTGTTGTTACTGCATTGACGCCAACCTCCAATAGCTCTTTAAAAGAAAGAACTGGGTTGTCGCAATCTACCTCGTTCTTTTTAATCTCCGAGATAAATGCATGGATTAAAGCCAACCGAAAATTTCGGTCAGTCATGAATGGCTCAAGTTCAGGGTGTTCTTTTTTCAAAACCTCTTCCCTAAATTGAGTAAGACTTTTACTAATGCCACCTGCTAAAGCTAATGTGATATTAGTTAAATCGGCTTTCTGTTTATCAGTCAAACCGACATTTTCATTTTCGTCTAACATATGTACTCCTTTGTTTAATGTTATAACAAAGACCACAATACCTATAATAAGTTATAACTCAAGAAAAAAAATTATAAATTGAAAAAAAGATTGTGAATAACAGGGCAAAGAAAAAGGCAATGAATGGATTGCGACCCACAAGCACCAATGTAAAGAATGTTGCAAAAAACATTAACATGACTGGCAACTCAGTTCGCAGGGCCCGCGAAGACTTAATCTATATAAGCGCAGCGGGAACGGCGAGATCTTAGTGTATTTTTTAAGAGGCATGAATCATTTCCTGCATCTGACTCCAGGCGATTGCATCCTTCGGAACATCTAGCTTCGCTCCATCCCCCCAGTCAAGAAACCAATATTCAAGGCGGTGAATGCTTTTGTCCAGGTTAACATACCCGCGCAGCTCATCCGATGGACCACCCCAACTGAACTGCCACCTGTAATAACCTTCCAATTGTTCAGGCCATGTGCCTGGTTCTACGTAATCAAAGCCCAGGGGCTCAAACTCATTGTTTCTTAAATCTTTCTGCCTCAGCTGCCACTGCTCTTGAATTCTATCTTCACATTTCTCTGTCATATAACTCCTTAATGTGGGGACTCTGGCCAGAATTCGAAACGGATTCGGTATCCCCACTATTAATATATAGTTATAACTAGTTATAATGTCAAGATCTTAGAAAAATTTTTTACCACTCCAGTCTCTGGGCCGGTCGGCGAATAATCTATATGTAATCGTGTGCACCGGCGATAGGTCAGCGTATTTTTGACAGCTGCATCAGGGCTGCCTGGAGCTGCTGGGCCAGTCTTCACCTATTTTTTCCCTGTTTTCTGCGAAAAATTTTACCCCATTCCGTGTTCCGTCCGGCCCGTGGAAGCTGCTGCAGCTCCTGGATCTATATATCGGCGATAAAAATGGCGTATTTCTGCGGTATTTTGAAGATGTCAGAAGGATGAGGACCGTTGCTGCCTGGATCTATATAGATCTAACCAGTGGGCGAGGAGCTTTGCGTATTCTTAGCGTATTTTACAAACTCGATTAGTTGGTTTTCGTTCCATGGTTCGTCAACAATAATATCCGGTTCGAGTTTCACACCCACTTGAGCGAGCTCCGATCCCCGTTTTCCTGTATATATTCGCGCGCCCCTCTGTAAGAGGGTCTTAACGCAGATGAAAGATGTACCACCATTCTTGTAGTAATGATAATGCCATGCAATTTGCTTGGAAGTGAGGGCAACTTTGTTATGTTTAGTTAACTTTAATTCTAACCAAAAAGTATATCCCTGCAAATCATTAATATCTTTAAAAAACCCATGTAAATCAGGGATTCCAGGAGATGTTTTAGATTCAACTCTTGACCACTTAACAATGTTACTGTTTTTTAAAATTCTTTGGCTTAGATTTTTTTCTTTCATCCTTATTTTTTACTTCAATTGCAAGGCCATTAATCACTTTTGGAAAACGTTTTTTAAGTTCTTCAAGGCGTCTTTCAACTTCTTGTTTGGGCATATTATCAATAGATCCAGTCAAAATTTCTTTTCTATCAACATACAAACCTGCTGCCTTTCCACGTGAAATTTCTGCGCTAACAGCTGCAGTGTAATTACCTTTTTCTTCTGCAGATAATGATAATTGTTTTAATCTTCTCATGTGCCTATTGTAATTAACATGATACTTTTTGTGTTGTTCTTCTCTCAGCATCAAAATGTAATCATAAACTTTTGGATACTTTTCTCTGTTTTGTAATTGACTTGCAATTTGCCTTGCGGACTTTTCAGAATATCCTGCTTCAATAGCACACTCAGTAGCGGTCCATTCACCATCATGTAAAATTAAGAGCTCACAAAATTTTCTTTGTTGAGCAGTAATTTCAACAATTTTTGTACTTTCAACCATATAAGAGCATTTTTTAGAATTTATATTTTATACTAAAAACCTTTCGCGCGCGATACTAGAAGTGTTACCTGTTACCTGAAACAAAATAGGATAGGTAACAGTTGAGGTAACAGTTTTTTCCCTGTTTTCTGCATGTTTCATGCAAATGTTACCTGTGTTACCTGAGATTCTGACAAAAATATAAAAAAAATAATTTTCAAAATATTTACTTATATAGGTAACTTAAAAAATTTTTGGGTCATCCTTAAATTTTTCTTTAATTTTGTCTAATTCTGCTGCACCTTGCTCAACAATAAATTTCCATTCCTTACTTGAAAACGTTCTATCCAATTTTTCATCCCAAAACTTTACGTGAACCCGGTCACAATTTGGACAAGAATAAATATCTTTAACTGGGCTTTCGGGCAAATGTGATAACGTTGCTTCCATGTCGTTCCTTTATCCTTCTGTTAATGTGTTTTGCTGCAGCCTCCTGATCTGTAAATTTGAATTCACTTAAAAGGAGGGAGCACCTGGAGGAAAAATCATTAGGTGTACAACCCTCCAAAAGAAAGTCAATCATACTATCTTGTGCATCACTAATAATATTCCTGTCTTTCATTGCTGTCTCAAGCCTCCATAGGGATCGTCCATTAACAGCCCTAATTGTATACCCCAAATGATGCAGGTGTACAACTAATTATAGGTGAGAGCGAAGAGAAAAAAGATTAAAAAACTTCGCCCTCGAATAAATTATATCAGTACTATCTAATTCTTGCTACCACTAACAATGTGCGGTCCACGGATCTCGAATATGTGCCCGTTGTCCATTGAACTACATTTTTTATAAACTACTCCTTGATTATCACATTGCTTACAATCCAAGGGCACCGGATCTGCATTCAAAGTTACCATAACATAACCATTGCCACCACATTGATTACAAGTAACTTCCTTCACATGAAACTCTCTATAAACATCCCTATTTAATTCTTTTTCCATTATCTTATCCATGGTTTATAATCATATCTTCTAGCTAAAATATTAGATATTCTAGATTCTCTTATTCGCTCTTTCATTTGGTCAATGGTCCGCGGATCGCGCATACAGATCGGATGTAATCTTTCCCACTCTCTAACCAATCTCGTTCGGAGCGTCGCGGGGCGACTAATATTTAATTTATCGTCGCTTTTTTCATTTCTTCTTGCTGTTTTTGAAACCATGAATTTAACTCCTTTTGAGAAACAAGTAACTTAACGTACTCCTCCCCATCTTTTTCTACAATTTTTAAAATACCATCTTTCTCCGCATGAGTAAGAGATAATCGAAAATACTGCTCAATCATACCGGCAACCTGCTTGTCGCCATGTTTGTCCATAAGATAGCTAACGATCTTATCTTTTGTTTTTTGTTTCATCTTTTTCTGCTTTCTCTAACATTTGTTCGATCAATCCAGTTACAGACTGAAACCGTTTCTTCGCTAAAGTTTTTAATCGTGCACGAGTATCAAGACGCACTGCGATTGTTGTAAATGGATTTTTCAATCCATCAATTGCTTTGTCAACTTTCATTCTATCCTTCCTTGCTTTCCAGTTTTTAAGGTTTTCTTTTGCACTCTTGCCAATACCTAACTTGACTAAGTGAGCCGCTGCTTTCTGATCCATATCTTTCATCAGCGTATTATAAGCTTCTATTTTCTTACGGGACATTCTTCATCATCTCCTGCATTTTCCAATACCATAGAATTCTAAATTGCATGTCCTCTGCTTCAAGCATTGCTCGACGCAAATTTTCAACACGATTCCAAAACAATTCTTCACTCATGGATAAAGATTCATAATCACCAATCTTGACTACAATAACCATTCCAAACCACCACGACTCCAAACAACCCAGAAACCAAATAGTAAAGCAACCAACATTGTTTGCCTGTAGAGGAGAATCCCCAAGCTTAATAAAATTGCTGCTATTGCATACAACATATGTAACTCCTTTCTTGAGGATTATCCTCTATAACAATATATAACTATTTATAGTTCTTTTTCAACTCTTTTATCCAACTTTTGTATTGTTCGTTCAATACTTTATGAGAAATCTTAGTTTTACTTACTAAATTGGATATGATGTGTTGATCCACAGTACCGGCACATTGTAGATCTATGTAAGTGCATTTATTATTTTGACCTAACCTGTGAATTCTATCTTCCGATTGCACTCTTACTTCAAGGTCGTAGTTATTGGAGTAATAAATTATTGTGTCAGCCACAGTAAGATTTAAACCGTAACCACCTGTTTTTGGATTAGCAACTAAATATTGCAGATCTGATTTAGGATCTTTAAATCTTTCGATAATATTAGTTCGGTCCAGGTCTTTTGTTCCACCATAAAAAGATTCTACCACAGCAAAGCTGCCATGTTTCTTTCTTATTGCTTTCACAATTCTTTCAATATTATGTCTATATGTTGCCCAAATTATGATTTTGCCATCTATCTCATCTAAACAATCCAGTAATGATTGTAGTCTTGGTATCATGCCTTTTTCATCATGTAGATCTACACTCTCACCTTCATCAGTTGTAAGAAAGCCACAAGCTATTTGATGTAATCTCATCATCATTGTTAATTTTGCTACAGCTGTTGTTTCTTCACCAGTATCAAGTCTAGCTATTTGTAATGCTTGCATTTGTAAGTATGCATCTTCTTGCTTCTTGTTCATTGATACTTCTCTTGTTACAAATGTTTTATCTGGCAGGTCCAGGCAATCTTGTTTCCTAACTCTGAAAGAAAAGTTTTGTAATAATCTGGTTATCTCATCGACGTTTTGATATCCTAAAACCTTTTGATAGGTGTAATCGGCAGCATAACCTGTTTCCATAACACAGTATCTATTTTTATAGGACCAATAACTTGGTTGTCTTAAATGATTGCGATCTAAAAAATAACATTGAGAATAAAGGTCCAACGGACTACGAGTCACGGGCGATCCAGTCAAGATCCTACGATACAATGCTTTCTCACCAAGTTTTAAAATACTTTTAGTTCTAGCAGCTTTAGGATTTTTAATTGTCGTAGATTCATCAATCGCAAACATAGCTGGATAAAGCTGTAAAAATTTATCAGCAATCTTTTTACCTTTAGTCGTTGAGAAAGCTTCAACATTCATAAGAAAGATCTTGAAGTTATCGACATCATTATAAAAAAAGTTTTTACGTCTCCTGTCTTCTTTAATTGTATCAACAGGATTCCAATCATAAACATCATAGTTCTCCACAAGAGGTGACATGTGAGCAGGTAATTGTTCTACTTTCCAGTTTCGATACACACCCTTTGGTGCAACAATTAATGCGCCTTTAATTTTTTTTGTTAAATATAATAAACAAATATTATCAATTAAAACCTTTGACTTACCCGTACCCATCTCCATGAAGAAAGCAAAAGTCTTTTTATTCCAGGCTAATTCTAATGCTTTTTTCTGATGAGCAAACGGTTTCGTCCTAAAACGATACTGTAACTCCATATGAGTATTATAGTTGAAATCTAACAAAAAAACAATTAAATGTATATTTGGTTAGAAAGGTTACCTATCTACTATTCACATATGTAACTCCTTAACTTTCTTTCCAAGGCTAAAAGAACTAGGGCGTTTCGGCGCCCTTTTCTTTTTGTTGACATCAGAAGAAATCTTATCTAAATATGTATATGTTGTTAGCTGCAACAGATAGGAGTTATATGCCAAAAGATTTGGATTACATTTTAAATACGCTTGAAGAAAAAGCTATTGATCAAAAAATAAAAGATATCGACACAGAAGGTTTATCTGACATTGGTGCGTTATGTAAGAAACTTGTTGAAACAAGAAAAGAAAAAGCAATGCATGAAAAAGCTGTTGAAGACACAACACAAGAAATACAAAAGTTAAGTGAAACTATAGGAACTTATTTAAAAGAAAAAAATTTAACATCATTTAAACTTGTTGATGGAAGTTCAGTCGAATACAATGAAAAGTTAAGAGCAAACATTAAAAGAGAAAACATTGCCACTGCTTATGAATTTATACGGACCGAGGGCGCCGGCGATCTAATTAAGAACGAAATTAAAATGCAATTTGGCAAAGGCCAAGATCAAGACGCAGAGGAATTTAAAACATTTTTAAAAGAAAAAGGTTTAGTGCCCATGGAAAAACAAGGCATTGCATGGAATACTCTCGATGCATGGTGCAGAGAGACTATAGAAAGATACGCGCAAGAGGGCAAAGAGTTTCCCGAAGAAACATTTGGAATCTTTCGTTATCACGACGTTAAAATAAAAAATAAATAGGAGGTCATCATGGCGACTAAAGGAGTACCTGCCAATAAAAAATCTACAGCAGTAGCTGAGGTAGATGAGGCATTAGAATTAATAATACAAAACGTTGGAGATGGGTTAGGTAATGTTACCACCCAAGATATATTAATACCTAGGTTTCAAATCTTACAACCAATGTCACCAGAAATTAGTGACAAGACTGTAAAGGGTAATACGCCAGGTAATATCATTAATAAAGCTAACAAAGAAACATTTGATGGCGAGGCAGGAATACGTGTCGTGCCTTGTGAATTTTTTAGAAATTATGTTGAGTGGGAGAAGAGAGGTCAAACTTCAAGAAAAGCACCTGTCAATACCTACCCAGCATCTTCTGATATAATGACTAAAACTAAAAGGGATGAAAAAGATAATCTTAATTATCTTCCTAATGGTAATTACGTTGAAGAGGTTGCGAATCATTTGGTCGTGGTTCTAGACGAAGATGACCTACCGCTATCTAAAGCTTTGATCACTATGAAAGTATCACAGATGAAAAAAAGTAGAATGTGGTTGTACATGCAAAAGACTGCTATTCTTAAGGTAGCTGGTAGAGTTATCCAAAATCCACCAAGTTATTCGTTTATGTACAAGTTAGGTACCACATTAGAACAAGTCGGTGGTAATCCAGTTCACAGTTGGGTTATCGAAAGACTCGATATGGTATCAAATAAGGATACCCTAGAATCCTGCATCAGCTTTGCTAAATCATTCCAGCAGGGGGAAGTTGGAATAGCTCCAGATCATGACGAAGAGCAGCAGGAGGAAATGGCTGATGTCACTCCAAGTAATAATACAGCCGATGGCGAAGAAATTTCTGGCGTGAAATTCTAGGGTACAGGTTCGTAACAATGAATGGGAAAACTATGATGACCTCATGTGTACCGTTGGTTGTTGCGCGTGGGTGTGTTGGGCTGAAACCATATAAAACTTCGCCGTTTTATTGCCTAACACACACCACTTACATGAGGTCAAAATGTTTGAAAAATTTAAAGAGATATTCAGCGGTTTAGAGAGAGCACATGGCGAATATATTGCTGGTGAACTCGACGAAAAAGGAAAAAAGGGCGGTAAAGCCTACATTAAGAAAACGCTTGTTACAGATGATATGTGGAGGACTCACTT